GCACGTCCTTGGTAAGGACGAGGTCACCGGTTCAAGCCCGGTTAGCAGCTCCAGGAAAAAGCCTTTAAACTGCGTAAATGCGTGGTTTAAAGGCTTTTCTTTTTTTGTCTGATATTTTGTGATGTGGCGTGAATTTTTGACTTAACGTACAACGTAACGTACAATGAAAAATTAGGTCAAAAGCTATTTTTTAAGCTTTGACATTTCCTGCACTAACGCTGCCCTGTCCTGTCCCGAATGGTTATATATGTCAGCAGTAGTTTCATACTTGGCGTGACCAATGATCTTCTGCAATTTTTCGGGCTGCATACCGCAGTCGGCTGATATGGTCGCAAATGTGTGACGGCAGCAATGTGGCGTTATCTCTGTTTCGTACCTCTCGGTTGTCCTGCCGTTTTTTAGTTTGATAACAGTCGGCGGCGGAATTATGCCGCACTCGGCGAGAGCAGGATAAAAATTTCTTTTGCGAAAATTATTGACGTCACCGCTGAGCAAAAGCTGTGTGCAGCTCTCGTTGTACCAGCTCTCAACAAAGCTTTTTATCTCAGATATCTGCGGCGGTAAAGGAACTATCCTGTCTTTGCCTGCTTCGGTCTTGATGCCGCCGATAATGTATCCCTCATCAAGGTGTACATTCTCTTTGAGTATGGTAAACACCTCGCCGATACGAAAGCCTGTGTAGATCATAAACAGTATGATCTGAACGGACTTGTCATCTGAATGTTTCCACAGCTTTTCACGCTCTTCACCGGTGAAGATACGGCGCTCTTTTTTGACCTCTTTCGGCAGGACGATAAAGCTTGCATAGTTCTTGTCGATTATGTCATTCTGAGCGGCATATTTGCACAGCTGCGAGCATAGCTGTTTTATCTTTGCACACTGGGAGCGGCTGAACTGCTTTGCACAATCGTCCACACAACGCTGATAATCGGCTGTTTTAAGCTCTGCTATTCGTCTGCCTGCAATGCTGTCAAGGTATCTCCAAGCCGTCTTATAACCCTGCTCACCGCTGCTTGTGAGGCTTTCAAAATGCTTTGCACTCCATTTTTCATAGACCTGTGCGACGGTTAAACTGCCATAAGGTATATGAATGCTGTTGAAGTACTTGTCAAGAGCAGCCTGAGCCTGTGTGTAAGTTGTAAAAGCACCTAAGTATCTCTCCCCTGCTCCCCCTATTGTGGCAGGAGTATAAGCAATATACGGATTATCACGGCAGTCAGTTCTATGCCTTATACAGCCTGCACCTCGTGGTCTGCGGCGGACTTTTCGTTTTGTGGTCTCCTGCTTTTTACCGCAGAAGTTACAATAAAGTGAACCTTCGGAAATTTCCTTACGGCATTTTTTACATAGCATATATTCCTCCTATTCTTGACACTTCCTCGAAAGTGTGCTACAATAAAAGGGCAAAATTCGCCCTTTCGTGGTTGTTGGGTTTTGTTCATTCTGAGCTGATATTGTCAATATCAGTTCACCTGTCCTCTGAGTGCTGTCAACGCTCGGAGGACTTTTTTGTTATGTAGTTGCTTCGCTGTATATGATAGGTAAAAAGTCTGTTTCGTTTATTATCTTGACTTTCTTGCCTGCTTCTTGAAGCTCTCTTGCTTTGAGTACCTCAGAGCCGTAATTGCCGTATGACCAATCAGGACTGCCGTAAGCTCCTACTACAAGATAGTCAGTCTTGCCACTTACGGACGTTCGGATAGTTGCACCCATTGCTTCATATATCGGCGTTATCTCACTTGTATCTCCGAGCTGACACTCGCCTGTGAAAACAAGCACCTTGCCGTCAAGGTTTATAAGTTCCTCTGATGAAACGTCCTTGTCAAACTCAGGCTTGCAAATATCATTGAAAACCTCAAGCATTTCATCAAGCTCGTGCTGTTCAAGTATGCCGTCTTCCAAAGCATTTTCTATTATTCTTTTCAGTTTATCGAAAGGATAAATATTGCAGAATTCCTCGTTGCAATCAAGCCAATCTTTCAGCTCCATAACTTCTTCGTCAGTAAGGATATTGTCGTCAGTAATATCCAACAGCATTTCCTGTAGTTCTCGTATGGCTTTGGTCTTTGCTGAGTAGCGAACGTTATAGCTATTCTTTTTCAACGTGAATTTTGCGTGATTATGTATCTTTGGCGTCGCTTTCTCGCTCAGCTTTTCAAATATCTGCTGAGTTGCCAACACATCAGACAATGCACGGTGGGCAGAGTCATTGGTGACATTAAGTTTCCTGCATAGCGTACTCAGCTTGTGATTTTCAAGTTTTGGAAACACCTGTTGAGAAAGCTCCAACGTATCGCATACTTTATTTTTATAAGGTAGATTAAAACGCTGACAAGCTGCCGAAATAAACTGACTGTCAAAATCAATATTATGTCCTACAAGTATATCGTTCCCGATAAATTTCAAGAACTTTGGAAGCACAATATTTATACTTGGAGCGTCCGACACCATTTCATTTGTTATCCCTGTGAGATCTTCAACTTCCTCTGGTATTCTTTTCTTCGGCTTAACAAACTGCTCAAATGTGTCAACTATCTCAGAGTCTTCAACAAGCATCGCTCCAAATTCTGTGATAAAGTCATACTGTGGGTTTAGCCCTGTTGTTTCAAGGTCGATAACAACATATCTGTTTGGAGTGTTAGCAATTTTCCGCTTATGCTCCGCTCTTGAATGGACTTCTCTTGCAGGAACATCTTCGCTTTCCGAAAAATTTTCAGATGTATCTATACTTATGGTATTTCTTTTTGTATCTGTCTGTTTTTGAACTTCCTGCCATGTTATCTCTTTATTGCGTTCTTTCTTATTATGATAGTACCTTGCAACGCAGATAATAGCAATAACGGCGGCTATTATCACAAATGGCACGTTGTCGCCTCCTTTTTATATTCACATTGTTTCGACTTCTTCAAGAGCGTCAAAGCTGAAAAAGTCACCTCTGACTATATGCTCCATTTCGTGAGCTATAGTCTTTTTTTGTTCCTCATAGGATAGCCTAGAGTTTATGTATATATTATAAAATCCGTCAGAATCCATTGCTGTCACTCCCTTTACCGATATAGGCAAAGGAACGTATCTAATGCAATAATCCAATCTATTCACTATCCTTTTGCATACGCTTTAAAATCTCAACTGTAGCTTCTATATCCTCTTTGGTGACGTTCTTTGACACACTAAAGAGGATCTTCATTTCTGGTCGTGTCCTGAGCTCATCTATTATATCTCTTGTTTCGTCATCAAGATAGATAGGCTCGTTGTGTGCTTCGACTTTGATATTATCTTCACCGTTCAACAAATAATCAACAGAAACTCCGAAATATTCAGCTATCTTTGATAGTGTATCTGTAGATAACTTCTTTTTTCTGCCTGCTTTTAAATCGGTTAAAGAGCCTCTGCTTGCACCTGTTTCTTTGCACATTACTGTTACATTTATATTTCTCTTTTTGCACAAGCTTTCAATTCTATTGTACAATTCTGACATAGTTACACCTCGTAATTTGTGTAATATAACAAAATTACGCAAAAGAGTAATTTTCACTTGACAATTACGCAAAAGTGTAATATAATACAGTCAAGGCAATACGCAAGAGCGTAATATTTGTATCTGGTAAATATATTATATTACATTTAAACGTAACTGTCAATATGTAAAACACATATTAGTGTGAATATTATGCAAAGGTGGTGTTAATTATTAGTGAACGTAAAAGACCACTGACAGAGTACGGCGTGGAAGTCAAGGTACGTCTTGTTAAGCTCAACAAGACACAGAAATGGCTCATTGAGGAAGTCAAAAAGCTTCTTCCTGAAACTTATCTCGATACATCTAATCTGTATAAGATAATGACAGGTGAGATAAAGTCTACCAAGATAGAAACGGCTATCAATGAAGTCCTTGACATTAATTATACTCAGAATGTCGAAAATGTCAACAGCTAACAGTCCGATTGAATGGACAGAAAATGAGGGGGTGAGAGAAACGTGGAAAAGAAAATTACTGCTATTCCAAGAGGGTGTGACAATGCCAGGGTTGAGCAGGTGATCGTAACAAGAGCTTTGAAAGGTGCAGGAACAGAAGATGACCCCTGTAGAGAGGTCATTCAGTATTGGACTCTTGACGGAGAGCTGATTGTAACAAGATCACAATACGAGGAGGGCAAACGTTGAATTTGAAAAAGATAGCGTACTATCTCGGTATTGCGTTGTGCCTAACAAGTCCGCTTGCATTCGGTATATGTATGCTTGCAGGACTTGACAACACAGTTCCGTTGTCGCTTATGATAACTAGCAATGCTTGCAGGATATGTTCGCTGGAAACAGAAATGACAGAAAACACAATGAGGAGGGACAAAGCAATGAAAATGTACAAAGTAACAACGGTAGACCAGTATCATTATAAAAGGGTGTTCACAGTAGCAGCAAAGAGTCAGTACGAGGCTCTGACAAAGGCAAGTGTTATTTGTCCCCATGAGAATGTTTTGACTATCGAGGAGGTGGACTAAATGCTCAGAGTAATATCATCGGTAGAAGCGGTGGAACGGCTGAAAGCCGCAGGCTTCAACACAAATGTGAACAGGCTGAACGCAGGGCTCAGACAGGGCGTGTATCCTTTTGGGTGCGCCATTAAGCTTAACGAATATGTGTACGAGATATACTCAACGCTGCTTGACAAGTGGATAGCAGAGAGGTCAGAAAGGACGTGAGAAAATGATAGCCGTACTAGAGATAATCAGATGTGCCGCAGCGGTAGCGCTCTTGGTGGTGCTTGCAATGTATGTAGCGTACAGGTGGTATGTAAGCGTAAAAGAAACTGCCTACGAGGAAGCAGAGGAGAGCATAAAGCGTGCGGTGAGAGAAGCAGGCAGACCCGTGGTCAAGGTCGAAGTTGAAATGAAAGGAAAGTGGTAATGAACATTGTAGGAATACTGCTGATAACAATAGCTGTGCTTGCAGGCATAGATGTAGTGATGTACCTTGTGCTGAGCGTGGTGGATAGGCACTGGGAGAAACGTTTTGAAAAAGAGGAGGACGAAAACGATGATAGTGATGAGAGAGGTATTTAAGAGGGACAAGCCCCTTGACAACGGCAGTGGAGCGGTAAGCCTTTGCGTGTCCCATTCAAATGTCAAGTCTGACGAGTGCGGTGCGCTGACAGTAACGCCAACTAAGGACTACTGCCGCAGATGTGCATTCTACAAGACCCGTGAGGATTTTGACAGAGGGCTTGGCGATGCCGCAAGGTCGCTCCGTGAGAAAGGGATTGAACCTGTGAAGAAGATGGACTATGACGGCAAGCAGTATATGAGCGTACAGCCGGTAAGGGAGGATAAAGATGATAACGAAAGAGGAGTTTGAAAAGGCGGTGGAGTGCTGTACAGGATTTACTGTTAGTTGCGAAAATTGTCCGCTAAGCGAAAAAGATTTTAAGTGTGGTGTGTATTTGGCAGAGTACCTAAAAGAAAACGAGCCTGCACCTGCGGCAACAGGCACAAGCTCGGAGGTGGTATCAAAAGATACCGATAACATACAAATTGATGATAGCACAAAAGAACAGATTTGTCAAGCATATGATACCGCAGACAAAGCCTGTGCAGATATACTCGATATCTACGAAGGAATGCCGGCATGTGAGCGTAGAGCTTTTGATATCGGAGAAGTGTACGGAAAAATATGCAGCACAAGGGATAAGCTTGAAAATATGAGAGGAGCGAACTAAAATGTCAGTAAAAATAAACTCGCTTGAATTTGAGAACGTAAAGAAGATAAAAGCCGTACAGCTTGAGCCTGCAAAGAATGGACTTACTGTTATCGGCGGTAAGAACAGGCAGGGCAAGACCTCTGTGCTTGACGCTATCGCTTGGGCACTTGGGGGAGATAAGTATAAGCCGTCCTCTCCTCAGCGTGAGGGGTCTGTTGTCGAACCACATTTGAAGATCACCCTCGACAACGGTATAGTAGTGGAGCGTTCGGGCAAGAACAGCTCTCTCAAAGTCACGGACAGCACAGGCAAGAAAGGCGGTCAGCAGCTTTTGAACAGCTTCGTTGAACAGTTCGCACTTGACCTGCCTAAGTTCATAAATCAGTCAAGCAAGGAAAAAGCTTCAACTCTGCTGAAAATAATCGGCGTGGGCGATACGCTCTATCAGTTGGAACATAAGGAACATTCCCTCTATGACCAGCGTACCGCTATCGGCAGGATAGCTGACCAGAAGTCTAAGTTTGCAAAGGAAATGCCTGTGTACGCAAACGTTCCTTCCGAGCCTGTTTCGGCTTCGGAGCTTATCAGACAGCAGCAGGATATACTTGCTCGCAACGGCGAAAATCAGCGTAAGCGTGACCAGAAAGAATACTACGAAAAGCAGTTGGAGCTTGCTAAGTCCGCCTATGAGCGTGCAAAAGCAAGCTATGAAGCGGCAGCGAACAACTTCAAGCTTGCAAGCCTTGACGCAGAAAACCTCTTGGACGAAAGCACAGCGGAGCTTGAAAAGAACATCTCAGATATTGAGGAGCTGAACAAGAAGATAAGAGCAAACCTCGACAGGGAAAAAGCTGAGATAGACGCTGAGGACTACCGTTCACAGTATACATATCTCACTGAGCAGATAGAGGACGTAAGGCAGGCTAAAACTGACCTGCTGGGCAGTGCCGACCTGCCCCTTGAGGGGCTTTCAGTTGAGGACGGAGAGCTGCTGTATAACGGGCATAAGTGGGACAGTATAAGCGGAGCAGAACAGCTTATCGTCGCTACCTCTATCGTGAGAAAGCTCAATCCTGACTGCGGTTTTGTCCTGCTGGACAAGCTTGAACAAATGGATACCGACACCCTTGATGACTTCGGCAAGTGGATTGAAGCACAGGGCTTGCAGGCGATAGCCACAAGAGTTTCCACAGGTGACGAGTGCAGTATCATTATTGAGGACGGCAGGTCAATGGACAACGAAAAGAAAGAAAACACAGAAACGAAAACTTGGAAAGCAGGTGCATTTTAATGTATGAAATAACATCAGGAGTTGTAAGCTCCGCACAGAAAGTCGTGATATATGGTCCTGAGGGCATAGGCAAATCCACTTTTGCGGCTCAGTTCCCCGACCCTGTATTTATTGATACTGAGGGCAGCACAAAGAAACTGAACATCAGACGTTTCCCTAAGCCAACAAGCTGGGAAATGCTCAAAAATGAGGTGAAGGAAGCTATGAACGGCAGGCTCTGTAAGACCCTTGTCATTGATACATTTGATTGGGCTGAACAGCTTTGCATTGAAACGATCTGCTCGGCACATCAGAAGAAAGGCATTGAAGATTTCGGCTACGGCAATGGCTATGTTTACGAAAAAGAGGAGATAGGCAAGTTTCTTAATCTCTTGCAGGAGGTAGTTGACAGCGGTATCAACGTTGTGCTTACTGCTCACGCTCAGATGAGAAAGTTTGAACAGCCTGACGAGCTGGGCGCTTATGACCGTTGGGAACTGAAACTCGGCAAGAAAACTTCTTCTCAGATATCGCCTCTTGTGAAAGAATGGGCAGATATGGTGCTGTTTGCAAACTACAAAACATATGCAGTAGCTGTGGATAAGGATGGCAAGAAGTTCAAGGCTCAGGGCGGTGACCGTGTTATGTACACCACACATCACCCTTGCTGGGACGCTAAAAATCGTGACGGACTTCCGTCTGAAATGCCTTTTGAGTATAGTGGCATAGCTCACCTGTTTGCGTATACACAGCCTGCTGAAATGCCTAAGCCTGTGCCGATGCCAAGACGTGTGCAAGAGCAGCTTGCACAGCCGAAAGCAGCACCGCAGCCACCTCATAAGACATCAAACGCAGTGACATTGCAGCAGGCTCAGCCGACAGCTGCACCAAAGGCAGAAGAACCTCTTACTGATCTCAGCGGCTTTGAGGACGTTGCACCACCTATCGTTATCCCTGATGGCATACCGAAAGCGCTTGCAGACCTTATGAGAGCCAACAACGTAAGCGAATCGGATATACGTCTTGTGGTATCTCAGAGAAACTATTTTCCTTATGATACCCCTATTACCAACTATCCTGACGACTTTGTACAGGGCTGTCTGATAGGTGCTTGGGAGCAAATGCTGCCGCTTATCAGGGAAAATCAGAAAGTGCCATTTTAAAAGGAGGACAACACTATGGATAATTTTATGGAATACGGCTGGGAAGATGAGATAGTCAACGAGGGTGGGGACTTTGTCCTGCTCCCTGAGGGGGACTATGACTTCACCGTTGCAAAGTACGAACGTGCAAGACACGAGGGGTCGGCAAAAGTACCGCCCTGCAATATGGCAAAGGTCACATTCACCATTTGGGGTGCAGAGGACAGCGTGGAGATAACAGAGAACTTCTTCCTTTGCAACAAGTTTGAATGGAAGCTCTCAGCACTTTTCCTGGCTCTCGGTCTGAAAAAACACGGCGAGCCGCTGAAAATGAATTGGAACGCTATCACAGGCAAAAAGGGCAAGTGTCACGTCTACGTTGACAACTACAAGAACAAGGACGGTGAGGACAGGCAGTCCAACAAGATTAAAAAGCTCTATGCCTATGACGAGAATGTTACTACCGTTCAGCCTGCTCAGACGCAGACACCACAGTATAGTCAGCCTGCTCAAACAGGTGGCTGGAAAGCCGGTGCGTTCTGATGATGAATTTAAGACCATATCAAAACGAGGCTAAGCTTGCTATACTCGAACAATGGTCTGAGGGAATAAACAAGGTCCTTGCAGTTCTGCCCACAGGAACGGGAAAGACAATACTTTTCTCGGCTGTTACGGAAGAATGTGTGCGGCAGGGTAAGCGTGTGCTTATCCTTGCCCATAGGGGCGAGCTGCTCGACCAGGCGGCGGACAAGCTTATGAAGTCAACAGGGCTTGGCTGTGCCACCGAGAAAGCAGAGCAAAGCTGTTTAGGTTCTTGGTATCGTGTGGTAGTAGGCTCAGTTCAGACCCTTATGCGTGAGAAAAGGCTCAAAGGCTTTTCGGAAAATTACTTCGATACCATTATCATTGACGAGGCTCATCACGCTATCTCAGACGGCTATCAGAGAGTGCTTGACCATTTTCCAAAGGCTCAGGTGCTTGGGGTAACGGCTACACCCGACAGGGGCGATATGAAGAACTTAGGCTCGGTGTTCGACAGCCTTGCATATGAATACACCCTGCCTCAGGCTATCAAAGAGGGCTATCTTTCACCTATCAAGGCTATCACCATACCGCTGACACTTGACCTTTCAGGAGTATCAACGCAGGCAGGAGATTTCAAGGCAAGTGATATCGACACGGCACTTGACCCTTATCTTTATCAGATAGCTGACGAAATGCTAAAATACTGCAAGGAACGCAAGACAGTTGTGTTCCTGCCGCTTGTCAAGACCTCTCAGAAGTTCCGTGATATCCTTATCAGCAAAGGGTTCAACGCCGCTGAGGTCAACGGAGAAAGCACAAACAGAGCGGAGATATTAGAAGCTTTCGACAAGGGCGAATACAATGTGCTGTGCAACTCAATGCTCCTCACAGAGGGCTGGGACTGTCCGTCAGTTGACTGCGTTATCGTACTAAGACCAACAAAAGTGCGTGGGCTTTACTGTCAAATGGTAGGCAGAGGCACAAGACTTTGCGAGGGAAAGACAGAGCTTTTACTGCTTGACTTTCTGTGGCACACAGAACGCCACGAGCTTTGCAGACCTGCACACCTTATCTGTCAGAATGAAGAGGTCGCTGAGAAAATGACCGAAAATCTTGCCAATGAGGCAGGCTGTGCAGTGGATATCGAAGAGGCAGAAAAACAGGCAAGCGAGGACGTTGTGGCACAGCGTGAAGAGTCTTTGGCAAAACAGCTCAAAGAAATGAAAACACGCAAGAGAAAGCTCGTTGACCCATTGCAGTATGAAATGTCAATACAGGCTGAGGACTTGTCCTCTTACGTTCCTGCTTTTGGCTGGGAGTGTGCTCCTGCTACCGACAAGCAGAAAGCAAAGCTTGAAAAGCTGGGTATTTTCCCTGACGATATAGACAACGCAGGCAAAGCAAAGCTTATCCTTGACCGCCTTGAAAAACGCCGCAATGCAGGACTTACCACACCTAAGCAGATAAGGCTGCTTGAAAGCAAGGGTTTTGAACACGTTGGCTCTTGGAGCTTTGACAGCGCAAGCAGGATGATAGCCCGTATCTCTGCCAATGGTTGGAGGCTGCCGAGAGATATCGACCCTAAGACTTACACACCTGAGAACTAAGGAGAAGTGAATGGATAACACAAATTTGTCTAAAATGCTTGAATACATAGACCCTGCAAGCTGTGATTATCAAGAATGGGTCAACGTGGGAATGGCTCTCAAACACGAGGGCTATTCCGTGAACGATTGGGACAGTTGGTCGAGGTCAGACAGCCGTTATCACAGCGGTGAGTGTGAACACAAGTGGCAAGGCTTTAACGGCAATGCTCAGCCCGTGACCGCAGGAACTATCGTGCAAATGGCAAAAGAAAGAGGATACAGCCCCCATGAATTTAAGGCATACGATTGGGACGGCGAGATAATTGCAGAAGAAAGCAGTCCCCTTGTAAACGGCGGTGAGGGAATACCAATCACCGAGCCTGCTCAATGGGATCCTGTCAAGGAGATAGTCACATATCTTGAAACACTCTTTGAAGCAGGAGAGAACGTGGGCTATGTTACGCAAACGTGGGAAACAGAAAAGGACGGCAAGACCAAGTATCTGCCCACAAAGGGCTGCTGTGACAGGACTGCAGGGGAGCTTATCAAGAGGCTTGGCGAATGTAACGGCGACATTGGTGCGGTGTTTGGCGACTACAAGGAAGAAGCCGGAGCGTGGATCCGCTTCAATCCTCTTGACGGCAAGGGCGTAAAGAACGAGAATGTAACAGACTACCGCTATGCTCTTGTTGAAAGCGACAGTATGCCTATAGAACAGCAGAACGCTGTAATGAGAGAACTTGAACTTCCTATCGCTGTGCTTGTATACAGCGGCGGAAAGAGCGTTCACGCTATCGTCAAGATAGACGCTCCAAACTATGATGAATACCGCAGGCGTGTTGATTTTCTTTACAAGGTCTGCAAGGAAAGCGGTCTTGACATAGATAAACAAAACCGAAATCCCTCACGTCTTAGCCGTATGCCAGGCGTTATGAGGAACGGCAAGAAACAGTTCATTATTGACAAGAACATAGGCAAAGAAAGCTTTTCAGAATGGAAAGATTACATAGAGAGTATCAATGATGATCTCCCCGACCCTGAGAGCCTGAGTGCTGAGTGGGACAACCTGCCTGAGCTTGCTCCGCCACTTATTGACGGTGTTCTCAGACAGGGCCACAAAATGCTCATTGCAGGTCCGTCAAAGGCAGGCAAGTCTTATGCACTTATCGAAATGTGCGTGGCGATAGCTGAGGGGGTCAAGTGGTTTGGCTGGCAATGCACCAAGGGGAAGATACTATACGTCAACCTAGAGCTTGACAGAGCATCTTGTCTGCACCGTTTCAAGGACGTGTACACCGCAATGCACCTAGAGCCTGATAACCTCAACAGCATAGACATATGGAATCTGAGAGGTCACAGCGTACCAATGGACAAGCTTGCGCCAAAGCTTATACGCCGAGCAAGCAAGAAGAATTACATTGCCGTGATAATAGACCCTATCTACAAGGTCATAACAGGCGACGAGAACTCAGCAGACCAAATGGCGCACTTCTGCAACCAGTTCGACAAGGTGTGCACAGAGCTTGGCTGTGCGGTCATATACTGCCACCACCACTCAAAGGGAGCGCAGGGCGGTAAGCGTTCAATGGACAGAGCCAGCGGTTCAGGAGTATTCGCCCGTGACCCTGACGCACTTCTTGACCTTTCAGAGCTTGACATTTCAGACAGTCTTTACAAGCAGCAGGAGGACGAAACTGTTTGCCGTATCTGCGAGAACTGGATGAGGAGATTTTACAGAAATACTGATGACCTTTGTTCACAGGACGATCTTGTTACGCCGTCAAAAATGCTGGAGATAACACACAAGTACCTGCACCCGAACTCATACAAGCTTATGATGACCGACATAGACAAGGCTAAGCTTGCAGTAAGAAACCGCACGGCATGGCGTATAGAGGGCACTCTGAGAGAGTTCCCGAAGTTCGCTCCCCTCAATATGTGGTTTGATTATCCTGTTCACAGAGAGGATACTGTGGGCGTGCTTAAAGACTGCGAGGTAGAGGACATCTCACCGAATTGGAAAAAGAATTTCAGCAAGAAGAAGACCAATGAAGACCGCAGCAAGGAGCGCAAGGAGAGCATTGAAACAGCTTTCAGCGGTGTGCAGGAGAACGGCAAGTGCCGCATTTCTGAGCTGGCGGAGTACATAGGAAAGAGCGAAAAGACCGTTGGAAGATACCTCAAAGAGCATGGTGGCTTTTGGATAGAAGAGGGAGAATGCGGCTTAAAAGCTCAGTAGACAGACAAGACAAAATCGAATTTTTGAACTTTAGACAGACAGGAAAAAAATCGAAAAGTGTCAGGATAAAATCGAACTTTTTTCTTGTCGGACAATATCGAAAATTACCGAGTTTGTCGGACGGACAGACAAATCTATTATTATAAACAATACTTTTTGTCGGGGGCTTGAAACTGCCCCGACGAAAAAGTAATCAGAATAATGACGCACGAGAGGAGCACACGCAGATGAAAGCAACAAGAAGTAAGGCAAGGCAAGACGTTGTTAATGCAGCTAAGAAAATGCCACCGCTTTTTCATAAGCTGCCTAATGAAGATTTCGACTATCGAAAATCACGCACGCTTTGGTGGCTCGTGAAACAGCCGCAGGTACTCAAATACATTTGGGATATGGTCAAACAGTCGGGAGCATTGGTGTATGATGACAAGTCACACAAGTGGCACGGAGTAGATTTCAAATGCGAGGAGAAAGATGATGACTGAATTTTTTATGGCAATGATACCGCCAACGGCTACGGCTCAGGAACACAAGGTGGCAGTGAGAAACGGCAAGCCGATATTTTATGACCCACCCGATGTAAAGGCGGCAAAAGAAAAGCTCACGGCAAACCTAGCAAGGCACAGACCGCCTGAGAAGTACATCTGTGGGATAAGGCTAGTAACAAAGTGGTTGTTCCCAAATGACGGCAAACACAAGAACGGAGAGTACAAGATCAGCAAGCCTGACACAGACAACCTGCAGAAGATGTTCAAGGACTGCATGACACTATGCGGCTTTTGGACTGACGACCAGCTTGTGGCGAGTGAGATATGCGAGAAGTTTTGGGCGGACATACCTGGCATTTATGTGAGGATAGAGGAGCTATGACGATACACGAAGTAAAGAAAAGTCTTGGACGCAGGGTAAGCTACAACGGCTCTGATTGCTACGAACTGACAGGGTGCATTATCCGCAAGAGCAGTAAGACAGGTCAGTTCTTCTATCAGGCAGAGATCACTGACAAGACTTGTGGCAATACGTTGGTGTATTGTAGGCTGGAAGAGTTGAGGTGTGAGAATGAAACACACTGACCACACCCTCTGTTGGCACTGCCGCCACGCAGTACCGACAAAGGATAAGATAACAGGAGAATACCTCACAGGCTGTGCATGGTCCATAGACCGCAGACCTGTCGAGGGTTGGAGGACGTGTCAGCACAGGATGTATGAAGCTCAAAAGGGCGGAATGATACACTCGTATACTGTGACTGAGTGTCCTGAATTTGAGGAGGGGTAAAAGTGACAAATAAAGAAAGGCTAGCCAAGCTTGACGGCGGTCAGTTGGACGCTATGTGGAATTTTCTGAAGTTGAGAAAACAATGCGAATGCACTAAGCAGGACGTGCAACTATTGCGTGAACACTGCGAAAATATCCGCATAGCGTTGACACAGAAAAATGCAGGCCAGCGAAAAGATGGTGCCAAAGATTGCATTGATTTCGACGAATTGGGGACATACATTAATTTCGTAGTTATTGACGCTCTTGTGTTGTATATTTATGGTGGTCTCGACAAATTGGAAGAGGTACTGCCAGATGAAAAATGAATATTACAGCTGGTACAAAGAACATCATATATGTCCATTTTGCAGGGTAAATAAACCTGTCGGCAATCATGTGTACTGTCACGAATGCCGTGCGAAGTATCGTGAATACCAGGAAAAACGCATTGACAGGAACAGAGATGAGATATATCAGAAAAATCGTGAGAGATATTATCGCTATAAAGAACAGGGGTTATGCGTAAGTTGTGGCAAGCCCGCAGTTCCGGGCAAAGTTTTCTGTCAGAAATGCGCAAACAAGAAGAATCGGAAAAAACGTCTGAAAAAGTTGGAAAATGCAACGGACCCACGATGGCTATGGGTAGAAGAACATCGTTGCTATCTCTGTGGAAAACCTGCAATCGAGGGTCACAAGCTATGTCAGAAACACTATGACGAATCATGCAAATGGCTTGAGAAAGCAAGAGCGGTTGCGAAAGAAGCAAAAATCGGACTACATGCTCTGTTTACATTTGGAGGTGGCAAGGCATGACAAAAATCAAACCCGAATACATTTTCCCACTGTTGCTGATTCTGCTAGACGTGGGAGCAGCGGTAGTATACGCAATACAAAAAGATTACAAAAAGGCTGTCTACTGGTTAGCAGCGGCAGTGCTGAATGTGACAGTAACGTTTTAGGAGGCTATATGGATAGTGCAAAAGAACAAAAGGCTATCGAACGTCTGAAAACGTTTGTACCTGAGGACGGATATTATCTAGCATATAGCGGCGGAAAAGATAGCGACTGTATCAAAATTTTGGCACAACTCGCAGGCGTTAAATATAACGCTGTACATAATTTGACAACGGTTGATGCACCCGAAACTGTGAGATATGTTCAATCTCAGCCAGATGTAAAAATAGATAAAGCGTATGACAAGAACGGCAATCATGTTACAATGTGGAATTTGATTGTAAAAAAGCTAATGCCACCGACACGCATTGCACGTTATTGCTGTAGCGAATTAAAAGAACGTGGCGGCACAGGACGTGTTGTTGTCACGGGTGTTAGGTGGTCTGAAAGTCAACGCCGTAAAGAAACGGCTGATGTTATAAAAATTATCGGCAAGCCGAAAACTACAATGAAAACAGCTGATGAAATAGGCACAGAATATCAACAAACGTATCAGGGTGGAATCATTTTTAATGATGATAACGACAAGAATCGTAGGTTGGTTGAACACTGCTATCGCACTACTAAAACTATGGTAAACCCTATAGTCGATTGGTCTGATGACGATGTTTGGGAATTTCTGCGTTACTATGGTTGCAAATTAAATCCGCTGTATGAATGCGGTTTTAATCGTATAGGTTGCATTGGCTGTCCTTTTGCTGGAAAACATAGATACGTTGAATTTGAACGATATCCGAAATACAAACAAAATTATATAAACACATTTGATAGAATGCTAGAACGTAAAAAACAGCTTGGAAAACGCGCCAACATGTCATGGCAAACAGGTCAAGACGTTTTTCGCTGGTGGATGGGCGAAGATTTTAACCAGATAACTTTTGACGATTTGGAGGTATAACAATGTCAAGATATATTGACGCAGACAATCTGATTAACGAACTATCGGCGGCGTGTATGCCGATATATGAAAAGGGCATAACGGGCATTTTGGGTGATAACAGCAGTATTGCTGACATAATCAACGAACAGCCTACCGCAGACGTGCAGGAAGCAAGGCACGGAAAGTGGGAAGCCACAGAATTAATGTATGAAAACGGCTGTACAAGATGTAGTGAATGTAAAACAGAATATTATGCAAGCAATTTAGAAGAAATATGCGGCGATACGTTCCCGACTTATTGTCCACTTTGCGGAGCAAGAATGGACGGTGATAACAATGGATAAAACCTGTTCAAATTGCAAACACGCAATAGGCTTCGGTCCTCTGCATAACAAGGCAATATATGCTTTTTGTGAAAAGCGAAGTGGTGTCACAAAGGACAAAGTTCTCATAGTGAACAGAAAGAACAAATGCTATGCGTGGGAGAAAAGGAGTGATGAAGACAATGCGTGAAATATTATTTCGTGGAAAGTACATTGCCAATGGTGAATGGTTTCAGGGCTATCCATGCCACTATGGTTGGATAGGAAAAGAAAAAGATTATATCATTCCCGATTATGCAAGTGCATTATATACAGTCGAAGTTGACCCTGAGACAATCGGTCAATATACAGGTCTGACGGACATGAACGGCAACAAGATTTTTGAGGGGGATCTTTGTCTTTGTAACAGAAACATTTCAAAGCGTATTGACAAGCGAGTTTTTGAGATAAAGTTTGACACCGACTATGGCGGCTTTTTGGGTGAAGGCGGTGCATTAAGAATATATCCGGAAGTTTTTTATATGTGTGAGATCATCGGCAACATTTACGATAATCCGGAATTGATGAGAGGTGTTGCTAATGGCTGACCCTATGACCATGCCACGCCTGAAAGCCTACCGCAGGAACGCCGCAGCCATTGAAGATATCAAGGCGGAGCTTTCAGGCAAGTACGTTGCCGACAGTATCAGCGTATGCACACCGCCGTCCTACACGCCACACAGCACACGCATAGACGGCTTTCTGCCAAGTGGCGATACACTTTCACTGCTATGCGAGCAGGCACGTCTGGAGCGTGAGCAGAGGGCTGTGGAGGAATTTATCAAGGGGATAGGAGATAGACAGATGAGAAAGATATTTGTACTCAGGTTTGTAAAAGGATTGACTTGGATACAGATAGGACACAGGGTCGGAGGCACGGCGGACGGCTGTAGAATGGCAGTCAAAAGATATTTGAAAAAATAATCAAGTGTGTTCGTTTTGTTCGTTTTAGGTGTGCTATAATTTAAACTGAGGAAAGTGTAGATGTACCTCAGACTTGTACTTTCATGAAGTCACCTCCAATTTTCTAAGCCCCGTAAGGGGCTATGCAGAACGTGAGTGCATGAGCTTGCGGTTTGCCCATACGGTCAGTTGGTTGCCCGGAAAAGCCAGCACATAATATTTGAACCGCCGCCAAGCTTTCGGGCTTCGGGCGGTGTATGCAGGTCGAGAGCGAGCCAGCTCAACATCTGCTCCAACATTTACTTAACTCCTTAAATTATTTTCACGAAGGCGGCTGCATTTTGCGGTCGCTTTTGCGTTGAGAAGGTGACCTTATGCCAATACCGAGACCAGACCGAAGCGGTTCGCACCAACAGCAGTTCCGTATCAACAAGAAGAAAATCTACGCTACCCAAACAGTTTGCGGTATCTGTGGGAAGCCTGTTGATTTTTCACTGAAATATCCGCACCCACTGTCGGCTTGCATAGATCACATCATACCCATTGCAAAAGGCGGTCACCCGTCGGACATTTCAAACTTGCAGTTGGCACATTGGTGCTGTAATCGCCAGAAATCTGACAAACTGGTGGAAAAACAGGTGTTTGACCAGTCTCTTGACCTGATTTCCAACCGGATTTTACCACAATGCTACGATTGGAAGAATTTTTAACAAATTATTGACAATATGGGGGGATGCCCCCTTTTGAGGTCAAAAAAGACCTTCACCGCCGCACTGCTTATATTTCTCGCAGGATTGAAATAACTGGAAAGGATATACAAGATGAGCGAATACAAAGGCATGGCATATTTGAAAAAGAAGCTTTCATTAAAGGCTTCAAGGGTCAATGTGCGCTATGACTACTATCACATGAAGAACGGCCTTGCTGACATGGGCAGGATGATACCGCCAAGCTATAAATGGATACGCCCTGTGCTTGGCTGGTGTGCAAAGGCTGTTGATACCCTTGCAGATAGGATAGTTTTTGACAGCTTCGAGGATGACGAGTTCTATGTTGACACGATATTTGACAACAATAATCGTGACGTGCTGTTTGATTCTGCTATTCTCTCTGCGCTGGTGTCCTCCTGCTGTTTTGTGTACATCTCGGCAGATGAAACGGGCTATCCTCGCTTGCAGGTCATTGACGGTGGCAACGCTACGGGAATAATCGACCCTATCACAAATATGCTCCGTGAGGGCTATGCGGTGCTTGATCGTGACGATAAGGGCGACCCTACTATTGAGGCATACTTCACCGCTGAACAAACGGAGATATACCGCAGAGGCTATGACGTTGAGATCTATGACAACCCTGCGCCTTACCCCCTGCTTGTGCCTATCATATATCGCCCTGACGCTGTTCGTCCTTTCGGTCACAGCAGGATATCAAGGGCTTGTATGGAGCTTGTACAGGAAGCGTTGAGAACACTCAGACGGTCGGAAGTGTCAGCCGAGTTTTACAGTTTTCCACAGAAATACATACTTGGTCTTTCTGATGACGCTGAGAAAATGGAGAAAATGGACAAGTGGGGTGCAACGATGTCCTCACTGCTGACTATCACCAAGGATGATGACGGCGGCAATCCTACTGTCGGACAGTTTCAGCAGCAGTCCATGTCACCATACTCTGAGCAGCTTAAATCTATAGCTTCGTTGTTCGCCGGAGAAACAGGGCTGACCCTTGATGACTTGGGCTTCGCAACGTCCAACCCTGCCAGCTGTGAAGCGATCAGAGCCGCTCATGAGAACCTCAGACTTACCGCACGCAAGGCGCAGAGGACGTTCGGTAGTGGTTTTCTAAACGTGGCGTATCTTGCCGCCTGCGTTCGTGATAACACGGCCTATATGCGCTATGCTTTCAGCGATATCAAACCGCAGTGGCTTCCTATCTTCGAGCCTGATTCTGCTGCACTCTCAGGCGTGGGCGACGCTATCCTAAAAATCAATCAGGCTGTTCCTGACTATCTCGGTGCAAAGGGTATCCGTCAGCTCACAGGCATAGAGGGCGAAAACAATGGCTGATATCGGTGCAGAACTGCTTGAAAAAATCCGTGCCGAGTTTCAAAAGTCGTGCAAGGCCGACAAGTACATTCAATCGGTTTTGAAGAAAATAGATGGCGGCACTGCAAAAATGGAAGAAGTCGCCATGCTATCGAAACAGCTCGGGTTTAGAGCCTCTCAGGCTATCGGTGCACACGTCAACGTAGCGGCATTACCTGACGGCAAGATGTACTACAACATTGCCGATACCATACTCACGGGCGTGCTCAAGGACAACTACGATGTTATAAACTCCGCTGCCGCAGAATGCCAAAAGGCACTTGACAGCCAAACAGGCATAAACATCACACCTCAGCAGGCTGCTTTCCCTACCGAGCGTGTGCAGGCGGTAGTCAATGCGGCTTCTGTGCCAGATATTGCAGAAGAAGTGATGATACGGCGAATGACAGCTCCGGCGCAGAACATCACTGAGAGTTTTTACAACGATTATGTTCAAAAAAACGTGAAGCTTCGTTCTGATGCAGGACTGGACTGCTACATCATTCGCAACGATCATGGCGGTTGTTGTGAGTGGTGCTCAAAACTGGCAGGCAAATATCACTATCCCGAAGATGTTCCAAAAGATGTTTACCGCAGGCATGATAACTGCGGCTGTACTGTTACATACCTCAACGGCAGAAAGGCACAAAACGTGTGGAGCAAGACCAAGTGGAACGTTTCTGACGATGAACTTGAACGTATGAAAAAGGCTGGGGCCAGAGAGCCTGTCAGACTTGTTGACAAGTCGGGCAAAAGTGGTATAATGAAGAGAGTAGAAGAAACAAATAATTATGATGAACTTGAAAAATATTTGAGCAGCAAATACAACATTACAACCGACGACAGCGTAAAGCAGCTTGACTTTAAAACTGTTCGTGAAACTTTAAAAGGTATCGAAAGTGTATTTGACGATTTTCCAGAACTTAGTGATAATATAAAGAAAATAGGTACTGATAAACATGGAGTTATGTGCTGCTCAGGTGAAGAAATCAAATTTAATCCGAAATACTATAAAGACGTATCCGAATTTAAAAAGATGTGTGAAAATTCTTCTGCAAAAGGTTGGTGGCCGCCAAACAGTTCACCTGCGTCGATCGGCGTTCATGAAACAGGTCATGCAGTTGAATGGCTATTGCTTTCAAAAAGTAATTTTGATTATCCGTGGCAAAAGTTATATGCTTGGAATCGTGGAGATATGTCAGGCGGTATAGTATCTAAAGCCGTTAAGAACATCAAAAAGATATCGTACGGAAAAGGCAAAAAGCAGTCCGAATTGATGAGCGCAGTTTCGAGATATGGAGCAACTAAAAAGCAAGAATGCTTTGCGGAGGCATTTGCTGACTGTTTTTCTAATGGTGAATCGGCAAATCCGCTTTCACAAGAAATAGTCAAGCTAGCTAAAGAAAAATATATTAGTTTAAAAGGAACGTGATAATATGAGAGAGATGCCAATATGGTTGGACTATGCGGAATTTGATGATGACGGATTATGCGGCATATCCCCAAATGCACCGGACGAAGTAAAGAAAGCTTACGAAGATTATTTAGCTGAAGAAGAAGAGGCTAAATCAGAAGGCATAAAAATTTAATAATTTTTACCGCTCCGCTACGGCGAGGCGGTATTTTTATACCCAAAATCAGAAAGGACGGATATTATGGCACTTGACCGGGATACAATATGGCAGCTGCGGAGAGCTAAGAGTGATATTGAGAACATCAGAACTGAAATTCAGAAGATAAAGGATAACGCTGATTATGCTGCGGCACTGATACGCTGTGAAAGGTCATTGAGTATAGTTTTATCCAATGCCGAAAAGGTCAAATCGACAAAGTAAATATCAAACCAAGCACCTTAACGGGTGCTTTTTTAGTACCTAAAAGGAGGTAATCCACTATTGAGGATAAGAGAGTCGGCAGGCAGACCCCCACCATATCGGTAGTGTTGCCATATGAGCAGACCAAAGGCAATGAGGCTATCGCAATGTATAACAAATCGGGGCGCACCGCACAGGAATGGCAGGAGTTAATGCTTTATGACATCATGGCGGTGGACGATGAGGGATTGTGGAAGCACATGAAATTCGGCTGGTCGATACCAAGACGTAACGGCAAGTCGGAGCTGCTTATTATGCGTGCGATCTATGGCCTGCAAAATGGTGAACATGTGCTTTATACCGCCCACAGGACAACAACGTCACATTCGGCGTGGGAGAAGATCATCGACCTTATCACAAAAATGGGTTTTCTTGAAAAAGAGGACTTCAAGACCACAAAGCAGATGGGCTTGGAGCGTATACAATGGCTCAAAGGCGACGGACTTATCAATTTCCGTACACGTTCCAGCAAAGGCGGACTTGGCGAGGGCTATGACCTGCTTATCATAGACGAAGCACAGGAATACACCACAGACCAAGAAACAGCCCTAAAATATACCGTCACAGACAGTCGCAACCCTCAGACCTTGATGTGCGGAACGCCGCCAACAATGGTGTCCGCTGGTACGGTTTTTACGAAGTACAGACAAAAGACGATATCGGGCAAAGGCGGTGATGACGGCTGGGCTGAATGGTCTGTGCCGAAGCTCACGAACGCGCATGATCCTGAGCTTTGGTACGCCACTAATCCGTCTTTAGGCACTATCCTCACAGAGCGTAAGATACGCTCAGAGCTTGGCGACCCGAAAGACGATCAGGTTGACGATAACATCCAGCGTTTAGGTTTGTGGCTGACCTATAATCAGAAGTCGGCTATCAGCAAGGGAGAATGGCAGGCACTTTGTATCACGGGCAAGCCCGATATCAGCAGAGAGCTGTTTTTCGGCATTAAGTATGCAAAGGTCACGGATAATGTGTCTTTGGCTGTCGCTGCGAAAACAGCAGACGGCAAGATATTTGTCGAGGCTATCGACTGCCGTCCTGTAAGAGAGGGAAACGGCTGGATAATCGCATATCTGCGCAATCCGCATATGCGTGAAACCGTCATTGACGGAGCGAACGGACAGTCTTTGCTTGCGGCGGATATGAAGAACGCAGGTATCAAGCGCAAACCTATCCTGCCGAAAGTCGCTGATGTGATCACTTCGTCAGCAGGTTTTGAACGAGGAGTATTCGCACAGAATATTTGTCACGCAGATCAGCCGTCCCTTGAACAGGTCATTGCAAACTGTGAGCACAGAGCGATAAGCTCAGGCGGTGGTTTTGGCTATACCTCAATTCTTGAGGGTGCTGACATATCACTGCTTGAGGCGGTGGTGCTTGCTCACTGGGCGTGTGCAAATTCATCAGACAAGAAGAAAGTACAGAAAATAAGCTGGTAACAGTTTATTATATATCACCTACACCGCAGGGTAAAGCGGGGAAAGGAAACACTATGGCAGAATTTGAAGCTATAACAACACAGGAAGCCTTCGACAATGCGATAAAGGCAAGGCTCGACCGCAACACGGACACAGTCAAGAAACAGTTTGAGGGTTACATTTCCCCTGACGACTTCAAGACAAAGACAGCCGACCTTAACGGCAAGATAACCGACCTTACAGGCAAGCTTGCAGAAAAGGACACTACTATCGCAGACCTCACGGCTAAGAACAAGGCATACGAGACCAGCTCGGTAAAAATGAGAATTGCCCACGAAAACGGTATTCCTTATGAGCTTGCGAACAAGCTTTCAGGGGACACAGAAGAAGCTATCAAGAAGGACGCTGAAACATTTGCAAAGTTTATCGGCAAGAAGCAGACAGCCCCTCTTGGTCACACAGAACACAATCACGCAGACGGCAAGAATGCGGCATATAAGTCGCTGCTTGCAGGTCTTATAAAGTAAAGAAAGGAAGTAATATTTATGCCAGATATTCTCTCAAAGGAAAATAAGTTTGACCCTGTTCTTGTAACAGAACTTTTTGACAAGGTTAAGGGCAAGTCCTCATTGGCAGCTCTTTGTGGTCAGACACCTATCCCGTTCAATGGGCAGAAAGAGTTCATCTTCACAATGGATGATGAAGTTGATCTTGTTGCTGAAAACGGCAAAATGACAAGGGGTGGTGTTTCGCTTGACCCTGTTATAATCGTACCTGTAAAGATCGAATACGGCGCACGAATTTCAGACGAATTTCTCTATGCAGCTGAGGAAGAGCAGATAGAAACTCTGAGAAATTTCTCCGACGGCTTTGCGAAAAAGACTGCAAGAGGTCTTGACATTATGGCTTTTCACGGAGTTAATCCGAGAGCCAAGACAGCTTCTGCACTTATCGGTACAAATCACTTTGACAACGGCGTAACTGTGATAAAACAGGACAGCAAGACACCAAAGACACCCGACGCTCTTATTGAGGAGGCTATCGCCGCAGTGCAGGACAATGAGTATGACATCTCAGGTCTTACAATGGCACCGTCATTCAGAGCTGACCTTGCAAAAATGGTGGACACAAGCGGCAGAAAGATATATCCTGAACTTGCGTGGGGCAATGCGCCGTCACAGATGAACGGCATTCAGACTGTAACAAACAATACAGTTTCATTCAATTCCAGCAAAGACCTTGCTATCGTGGGCGACTTTTCAACGTTCAAGTGGGGCTACTCAAAGGAAATTCCGCTTGAGATCATTGAATACGGCGACCCTGACAATAGTGGACAGGATCTCAAGGGCTGCGGTCAGGTATACATCAGAGCCAAAGCATATATTGGCTGGGGTATCATGGACAAGTCCGCATTTGCTGTCATTCAGTCAGCTGCTGAATAAGGGGGCGGCATAAATGGCGGCAGAGTACGCAACTATCGAGGACGTTATAAGGCTCGGTCGAAAGCTCACGGCTGAGGAGCAGGAAAAGGCAGCGGCTCTGCTGCCTGTCGCCTGTGCAAAGCTTTCGACTGCCTGCAAGAAGTATGGCAAAGATCTTGACATTATGATAGCTGATGAACCTGACGTTGAACTTGTGGCAAAAGATATCATAGTTCGTGCCACGCTGAGAGCTGTAGACACCATTGCGGACAGCTCTCCTGCGGCTTCGCAGGCTTCACAGTCTGCTATGGGCTACTCAGTATCAATGACCTACCTCAACGCAGGGCAACAGTTATACTTCCTCAGGAACGAGCTGAAAGAGCTGGGAGTTATGCGACAAAGATACGGTGCAATGGAGGTATATGATGTATGAGATTAAATATCAAAGGCATACCTGTCAAGCTGTCTGTAAGAACGCAGACGGGCGTTGACGGTTTCAACAGACCTATATACGAAACTTCGCAGGAAGTTGTCGAAAACGTGCTTGTGGGCGAGCTGTCCGCAGAGGACGTTGTGAACGAGATCAACCTGTCAGGCAAACGCATAGCTTATGTGCTTGCTATCCCGAAAGGCGACACGCACATATGGGAGAATACAGAAGTTGAGTTCTGGGGAATGACGTTCAAAACTGTGGGTATCCCTACACAGGGCATTGACGATAATATCCCCCTTAAATGGAACAAGAAAGTAAAGGTGGAACGCTATGAGTAAAGTTAAGATAGAGCTTGACCACAACGGTATTGCGGCTTTTCTTTGCTCTGCACCTGTTGAAAGTATGGTCAAGGACTATGCTGACAGAGCCGTTCAGAGGCTTGGCACGGGGCATAAAGCGTATACTATCACATGGACAAGATACCCGAAAATGCGCCGTAAGGTTGCTATCGTCAAAGCTAAAACCAAGAAGGCTCAGCGTGCAAATCTCAAAAACAACACGATCTTAAAGGCGGTGCTTGGCAAGTGATAGAAAAAATAATTCTTGACTGGCTGGGAGCAAAGCTTGACGTTCCAGTTTATCTTGAAGAACCTAAAGAATTGCCGGAAGAGTATGTGCTTATCGACAAGCTAGGCTCGGCAGAGAATGACCTTATCACCTCCGCCACAATAGCCGTTCAGAGCTATTCAGCGAGCCTATACGGAGCGGCAGAACTTAACGCAAAAGTTAAAAAGGCTATGCCTGAAAGCGTGTCACAGGGCGATATATGCCGCTGTGTATGCACATCAGACTACAACTACACAGACACAGAAACAAAGCGATACCGCTATCAGGCGGTATTTGATATAACCTACTACGAGGAGTGATAATACTATGGCAAACAACAAAGATAACGTATCAACAGGCAAGCCAAAGGTAGGCGGAGCGGTTTTCACAGCGGCCGCAGGCTCAACCCTGCCGACAGATGCAACAACAGCACTTGACGAAGCGTTCAAGAGCTTGGGCTACTGTTCAGAGGACGGCGTTACAAACAGTTCGGGCATTTCTACCGAGAACATAAAGGCATGGGGCGGAGATATCGTTGACACTCCGCAGACGGAAAAGACGGACACTTTCAAGGTAAAGCTGATAGAGTGTACCAATACAGATGTGCTGAAAACTGTCTACAATAGCAGCAATGTTTCGGGCGACCTTGACACTGGCCTGACTATCAAGGTAAACAGTGCCGAGCATGAAGATCAGGCGTTCGTATTTGATATGATACTGAAAAACAACGTACTGAAAAGAGTGGTCGTTCCGTTCGGCAAGGTGACGGAGATATCAGACATCACCTATAAGGACAACGAGGCTATCGGCTATGAGCTGACTATCACAGCCACACCTGATGAAAACGGCAACACGCACTATGAGTACATGAAAAAGGGGGAATAACCTATGCTGACAGGTAAGACAGAAAGCGGTTTTGAGTTTGAAATAGAGGAGAAGACCCTTGACGACTATGAGTTTATCGAAGCTGTCGGCAAGTGCGAGCAGGGTGACCCCCTTGCATATGTCAAGGTAGTTGACGCCGCTCTTGGAAGCAAGAAAGAAAAAGCTTTTGAGAAGATAAGAGAAAAGTGCGGCTATGTATCGGCTAAAGAGATAACAAAGCTTATCGTGGAGATCTTCCAGACACCTAAGACAAAAAACTCCTAGTCCTTGCCGCTGTCATGGAGCGCTATCCTGATGAGCTTGATTGCGATATGGCGCAGTATTATCACATATACGACTATAAGTCGCTGCCTGCACGAAAGGTGGCGACTTTTCTTTGTGGCCTTGACAGCAGTTCACGGGTCAAGCGCAAGCTCAACGGCGTTGGCGGTTCGTTCCCTGAAATACTGCTTGCACTGATATTTGACCGCCTGCAATGGCTTTGTTGGTCGCAGACAAAGGACGGGCAAAAGGGCGTGAACAGACCGCAGTCCATAGCTGAAAAGCTTATAGGCAAGAATGACAGCGACAGCGAGATAACAGCGTTCCAAAGCGGCGAGGATTATGAGAAGGCAAGAAGAAAAATCTTAGGAAAGGAGGACTAACATGGCAGAAGAAAACGGCACACAGCTAGGCAAGGCATATGTGCAGATAGTTCCGTCTATGCAAGGGCTTGCGTCAGAGCTGAGAAGAGCGTTCGGGGATAGTATGCCCGATGGTCACAAGTTTGGAAACTCTCTCGGCGGCAAAGTCGTTTCAGGCTTTGGAAGCACTATCAAAAAGGGCTTTGCACTTGCCGCAAAAGCTGGTATAGCAACTATATCGGCAGCAAGCGCAGGCATAGGCGCTATAGTCAAAAGCTCTGCGAGCGCATATGCGGACTATGAGCAGAACATAGGCGGTATAGAAACGCTATTCAAGGACAACGCTGATACTATCGTAAAGTACGCCAGTGAGGCATACAAGACCGCAGGAATATCGGCTAATGACTATATGCAGAATGTCACAAGTTTTTCTGCTTCACTTCTGCAAGGCTTGGGCGGTGATACTGCACAAGCGGCTGAGATAGCCAATGAAGCAATGGTGGATATGTCGGACAACGCCAACAAAATGGGTACTGACATATCAGCTATTCAAAACGCATATCAGGGCTTTGCAAAGCAGAACTATACCATGCTCGATAACTTAAAGCTGGGCTATGGCGGTACACAGGCGGAAATGGCAAGGCTCATCAACGATTCAGGCGTGCTTGGGGATTCGATAAAGGTCGATGAAAAAACCGTCAACAGCGTGTCATTTGACAAAATGATAGAGGCTATCCACAAGGTACAGACCGACCTTGACATCACCGGTACAACTTCCAAAGAAGCGGCAACAACAGTTTCCGGTTCTCTTGGTTCTGTGAAAGCAGCATGGGCAAACCTTATGGCAGGAATGGGCGACAAAAACGCTGACCTGAAAAATCTTATCAAAGAAATGGTAAGCACAGTAAAGACCTTTGCAAAGAATATTATGCCTGTCATAAAGCAGGCTCTTTCAGGGGTCACAACGCTCATAAGTGAGCTTGCACCTGACATAGCAGCCGAGCTTCCTCAGCTTGTGAGCGATCTGCTCCCACAGCTCATAGAAGCAGGCACACAGATATTTCAGGCTCTCGTAAAAGGCATTTCTGATAACATCGGCACGATAACGCAGGCGGCCATAACAGCCGTTACAACTATTGCAACGGCGCTTATCCAGAACACAGGTCCTCTTGTGCAGGCGTTGGCAACTATCATAACCACTATTGCACAGGCTTTGCCAACTATTTTACCAGACCTTACAGAAGCGATAAAGCAGCAAATGCCATTGATATTGCAGGCTATACTTGACAGCTTACCTGCGATAATCGAATGTGCTACACAGATAATCGTAACAATAGCAGAAACATTAGCCAACAATATTAATCTTATTGTTGACGGCGCTGTCAAAATCATTGATACATTAGCAATGTCACTTTCTGATAGTGATACAGCTAAAAAGCTTACAGAAGCAGCATTTAAAATAGTATTTACCCTAACCAAAGAGATAGTAAAAAATCTTCCTGATATTCTTGCCAGCGGCATACTTATAGCTGTTGAAATTGTCAAGGGAATTGCACAAGGTATGGTGGACTTTTTTGCACCTGTTTCAGACGCTTTATCAGACAAACTGCTTGACCTTACAGACTGGTTTTCACGCAAGTGGAACGACTTCAAAGAATGGGGTTCAGATATGATACAGGCGTTTATAGACGGCATAAAAGAGAAGTGGCAGAGCCTTAAAGACACTGTATGTGACGTAGCTTCAAGCGTTAAGGACTTTCTTGGCTTTTCTGAACCTGACAAGGGTCCTCTTTCAAACTTCCACACTTTTGCACCTGATATGATGGACCTTTTTGCAAAGGGTATAGCAGACAATGAGGACACTATCACCATGCAGTTCAACAGGTCACTGCAGCTGCTTATGGATACGGATATCATACCGCCAAGCTTTTCAGCACTCCCCGAAAAGAGTGTGAATAATAGCGGTAACGATACCATGAACAAGATCATCGCCCTCCTAGAAACCTACTTCCCACAGCTTGCACAGCAAGGAAATATTTATCTTGACGGCGATAAGCTCACTTCAAAGGTGGACGGAAAACTAGGTGAGAGGGTCACAAGCAGCGAAAGGAGGCTTGCAAGTGTCTAGTGAATATATAGAATTTGGTGGTAAGAAGTCCACCGATTTCTATTTGGTTATCCAAAAGGACGGCGTTCAGATATCTCAGCCGGAGGAAAACAGGATAGAAGCCACCTTGCCATTTATGAACGGCTTTTATGATTTTTCCAAAATGGCAGGAGAAAGGACGTACAAACAGCGTGATATCACGATAAAATTCAGCCTTTCTGCAAAAGATGAAAATGAACTTTACCGCCGCAAGTGTGATGTTGTCCGCTGGCTCAGCGGAGCAATCAGCGGAGCAAAGGGTGAGCTGAGGATAAGCTTTCTGACAGACTATCACTTTGTGGGGGCAACAGCTGTGTTTGATACCTCTGCATTTGAGTTCACTTCACGGCGCACCGCTGATCTGACAGTGAACTTCAAGACGTATCCTTTTCTACGTTCCGACGATTACTCAGATATTGGTTTTGACGACTTCAACTTTGAGACCGATTATCTGAATTTGACGGATATATCGCTGACAGCGGTCAAGCAGACACGATACGCACCTCCTGCGACCCTGAAAGTCTATTCATATGCTGATAGACCCATACGCCCACGCCTTTCTTACAAGCGCTCAAAGGACGATGCAAAGAGTGTGGGGTTCACCTATTTTGCGCTCAATGACAAAGAGATAAGTGCAAGCGTATACCGCAACACGGAGAAAGAATTTGACCTTGACGAGCTGACTTTACAGCCTGGTGTGAATACTCTTGCGGCTTATGGCTTCGGTACACTCACGCTCAAACTTTATGAGGAGGCACTCTGATGTTCATAGTAACGATAACAAACGGAGCTGAAAACACTATCATACACAGCGACGGCACAGACCGCATATCAGGCGGCAAGATAGCAAAGTCTATCAACGCTGTGGATAGTTTCAGCTTTACCATATATCCGAACAATGCAGGCTATGATTTCTTGAAACCGCTTACAACGGCTGTCAAGGTTTATGATGAAAACACTGGCAAGGACATTTTTATAGGCAGGGTCTTGAAGTGTCCTGACAGCATGGACGAGAGAGGTCTGATATGCCGTAAAGTCACCTGCGAGGGGCGTTTAGGTTGGCTATATGACAGTGTTCAGCCGTATGTTGAATACAAAATGGTAGGTATATCAACAGTACTTTCTTCGTTCCTCTCCAAACACAATGCACAGGTGGGTGCAGATAAGCGTATAGAGCTGGGACAGGTCACTGTTACGGCAAGCAACAACTACACATATACTGCAAATTGGGACAAGACAATGAACGTCATTGCCGACAAGCTTATAGGAAAATTCGGTGGTGAGATACAGCTTCGTGATAAAGACGGCAAGGTATATCTTGACTATTTGGAGAACATAGGACACGGCACAGATACCACCATAGAGCTTGCGGTCAACCTTAAAACCATATCACGGGAAGTCGATGAAACGGCGGTCATAACACGTCTTTACCCTCTCGGTGCAAAGCTTACAGACAGCGAAAAGCGGTTGACCATCGGCACTGTGAATGGTGGCAAGGATTACATAGAGGACAGCTCACTTATCGCAAAATACGGCGTTATAAGCGGTCCGCAGATATGGGACGACGTTACCCTTGCGAGCAATCTTCTTAGCAAGGGCAAGGAGTATCTTAAATCTGTCAATCGTGCGAAAGTGCAGTATCAGATAACAGCACTTGACCTCTCGAGAATAGACAAACACATTGAGCAGTTTGAACTCGGCTGTTGGTACAGAGTAAAAAATAGTCTTATGGGCATAGACGAGGATTTGCGCATTGTGGGTATATCCATAGACCTTGACAATCCGCAGGCTTCACAACTAACCTTCGGTGACCGATTTGAAACGCTTTCGGGCTTTATGACAGCGAAAACTCAGAGCCTGCAGTCTGCTATAGATAACTCTGAGTTCAGAAACAGACAGGCGATAGACAGCAAGATAGAGAATGCGACTAAACTTATCACAGGTGCAGAGGGCGGTCACGTTATTCTTGACCCGTCCGAGAAGCCTCAGCGTATCCTGATTATGGACACGGCTGATATTAATACTTGCAAGGCTTGTATCCAACTAAACAAAAACGGGTTAGGCTTTTGGAAGTCCTCAGACGGTGGGTCGGCTAAAACTGGACCATACACCAACGCATGGACCATTGATGGAAACCTTGTTGCAAGCTTTATCACGGCGCTGACCTTAACAGGTTTGAAGATAAACAACGGCTCAGGTACCTTTTCGGTATCTGAGGACGGAACAGTTGTTGCCAATAGGCTGTCGTCGAAATCAGCAGATATAACAGGTGGAACTATCAATCTACAGACATCTAGTGAAACTACCAGTGCCATTCAGCTGTCACATAACGAATGGACAGTTAGAATTAGTCCATTGGAAATACGCATTGACAACGCAAGCATAAGTGGTCACGTTGTCATACAGGCAGGTGCGGTATTCGGATATAATGGCGAAAGACAAACGTTCACGCTAAGCACGGAAGACGGAAGTTTAACGCTTCTTGATGAAAACAGTAAGCCTGCTATATTTTGTCTTGGAAAAACAGGCGAAATTTACTGCAAGAGCATTTCGACAGAAAATCACACACTTAATTAAAAAAAGGGGGCAAATTTATGGCAAACATAGACCTTACATCTTTTATCGAAACTGTCAGAAACGCATTTTACGGCCGTGACGTTCGTCAGGCGTTGGTTGACGCACTGACGGCAACGGAGCAGGCGGTAAATGACCTAAACCAAAACAAAATCAAAAGCGGCACGATTGAATACACACTGGAAAAGGCGACTTCATGCGTGCAAATACCGCTGAATTTGGATTTTACGCCAAAGCAGATATGCGTGTCGCTGAGGGATATCGGCACACCTAGCCCATTTCAGAACTACTGTACCCATGTGCAGGTGTACAAAGGTGCATATTTTGCAGTGGTCTGCATGGGGCCTAGTAATGGTGCAACCACTGTCAACGTGCCTGCAGGAACGTATAGCATTGACTACATAGCAATCGTATAGGGGGGTGCAAAACAATGGTAATCAGATTGGACGAAAACTATAACGCAATGACATCAACAGCCCTACTAGGCTATGTCGGTGAAACAAATGCACGTCCCGTGTTGGTCGAGGGCATGGAGATAGACGGTGCAGACCGCTATGTGCTATCCATAGACTACGGCGATGGCACTGTCTACGAGGTCGATATCACAGGCGGACAGTGGACACCAACGGCAGATATACTGCGTTCAGCGCAGACAGTATCGTGTCAGATAGCGGCGAAGAAGCTGTCAGGTGATGAGTATATTTTAGTAAAAAAATCACGCATATTCCGCCTGCGAATAGGTGCGGCTATCGGTGATACAGCTATCCCGTCACCAAGTGTGGCAGCTGACGCACTAGACCGCATAGACGCCATAGGCAGGCAGACACACGCAGATATGCAGACAGCCGTCACCGCTGCAGAAACAGCGACAACAGCGGCGAATAACGCCACTAAATCTGCCACAGCCACAGAGAAATCAGCCGATACCGCAGAACAGGCGGCAAGCCGTGCGGAAACAGCAAAGGCATCTGCTGAAACGTCCGCAACACAGGCAGACACCGCCATGCAGGGTGCCGAAACCGCACGTCAGCAGGCGGTCACTGCACAGAACGCCGCTAAGGTATCCGCAGCGCAGGCATCTGCATCGGCACAGCAGACCACAGCAGACAAGAACATAACAGCAGGTTATGCTAAAACCGCAAAGACCTGCGCTGACAGCACTGCGGCAGACAGACAGGCGGTGCAGACGTTGGCAACGCAGGTGACAGCCGACAAGGCTACAGTGGCAGGCAATGCCGCTAAGGTTGCAGAGGACAGGACAGCTGCTGAAACCGCTGCACAGACAGCACAATCCATAGCTGATAGTCTGCCAGACGATTATGTGACAGCTGTCGGAAAAATCGCTGAGAATACTGCTGAGATAGCTAACGTGAAACTAACAGACAAGGAACTGCAAAGGCGTGTGGACGCACTGTTTGACATAGGTCAGGGTGTGACGCATAAATTTGAAACAGATACAGATACGGCATATCAGAAAGCTGTGCCGACTGGGGCGAAGCTGATGTCGGTGAAAAAAGTGGGTGGTAGGTCTATCGTATTTAACCAAAATTTTCAACCAAGAAAAGAAATCAACAATGGCATTACTGCAACCGCTGATTCTGACGGAACAATTACCCTGAATGGAACTACAACAGCATCATACATCAATTTTAGAGATGTCACGCCCGAGCAGAACAAGATAGGAAAATATGCATTCAAACTGCTGATTCTGAACAATCCTGACAACATAAGTATGAAATTCGGTTTTCTGAATCGAAGCAATTCAACCCCTGCAATTACCAGTGGTTCATCAACTGTGATTTATAATCAGACACAACATGAAATTTCACTAGGCAAGGCTACTGGAATTAGCGGATTTGTGGTCGGCACAGTTTTCAATGACGTTAAAATTAAAATTCAGATTTTCGATTTAACCCAAATGTTTGGCAGTGGCAACGAGCCTTCCACTGTTGAGGAATTCGAATCAATGTTCCCTAACGGTTATTACCCTTACAACGAAGGCGAATTGATGAGTATGAGCGTTAACAACGTGGTAGAACAAGGTAAAAACCTATTCGACTGTTACGGCTTTTCCTGCATAGCAATCTTAAACGTAAATGGCGAGCGAAAACTCAACAATAGTTACGGAACAACAATTTCTACAATTGAACCAACTAATAAAATTGTTGTAACACAGTCACAAGCCCCCGAAAGCGTTATCGCACATTCGAATAACGGGTGGTTCTGCGTAGGTATAAAAGGCATGGAACAGTCAAAAAGATATACATTTTCGTTTGACTTTACTACTACAAAAATGCTTATTCAAAATCCTGTTTTACAGATTTTAGTGAATGGAAGATTTCCAGAAGACGCTATCAACATAAGTGAATTAAATGTTAAGAAAAGAGTTTCTTTCACACTTGAATATACTAAAGTTGATGATAGGCAGTATATAGAGCTTCGATTAAGTGGCATGAGTGGTATTTTCGAGAATTTCCAACTAGATGAAGGAAGCACTGCAACTGCATATACTCCGTACTATACTCCTATATCATACACAATCCCACAAGCAATCCAAAATTTAGACGGTTACGGGTGGAGTGCTGGAACGGCACGAAACTATGTGGACTATGAAAATAAACGATACGTTCAGTGCGTGAACAGCGTTGATTTGGGGACGCTGAATTGGGTTGCAGGTGACAGTGGGAAAGTAGGTTTTCAAACATCGCAAGTTACAGGGCAGAAATTGACAAAGAATTATAACATTCTGCCAAACATCATCTGTTCAAAATATTTGGCGAAAACGCAGAATGCTATGTGGGGCAAAACCAGTGTAACAGGTATAACGACTAATGCTAGCGTTGACGGATATGTATATGTCAACGATACGTCCTACACCGACGCCACCGCATTTAAACAGGCAATGCAGGGTGTTATCCTGTACTACGAACTAGAAACTCCAATCGTAACCGATATTTCATCGTTAATACCAGACGACTTCCTGCGAAATATCGAGGTTGAAGCAGGCGGTTCAGTGACGTTCCAAAACAGCAATGGCGACAGCTATCGCATACCAGTGCCAAGCGAAGAGGAATACATCGTGAAATTATCAGAAGTAGGAGGTAGCGTATGACAAATTTACAAGAAGAAATGCTGAAAGCCGCAGGACTATCAACCGAAGATTTTGAAAAACCTACAGTGACCGAGCAAGACAAAATAATGGCACAAGTGCTATACACAGCTGCTATGACAGGCACGCTGATAGGCGAGGAGGGCGAGTGATGTATTACAGCATTATTAAACGTTTCTATGATCTGGGCGTGTATTCGCTGGCAAAGGTCAGAGATTTTGTCGGGGCAGGCGTTATTAGTCCGGAGCAGTTCAAAGAAATCACAAAGGAGGTATACC